TGTACTGTGCCTGACATGTATGGTAAAAATAACTTTGTAGGCACAGCACCCACACAATTTCCTGACTGGGCGCTCACACCTCAACCACAGAATTCTATTCAACAAACTGAATTCTACAGCAGCCACATGCCCACCAATGGTGCCAGCCTAACCACAGTGAAATTTGATCTAGATACCTATACCGGCACAGTAAAAGTGCAGGCTGCAGACAACTATGAATCTGTATGGTATGATGTGACAGAAACACGTGAATATTTGAGTGAAACAGTGACTGATTATTTCAACGTGATTGGATTCCATCCCCTGCTGCGACTGGCCTTGAACAATTCCATTGGATTCGGTGCATCAGGCAACGTACAGGTGGTCAACGGTGTGGTCACTGGTATAAGTATCACCAACGCAGGCTATTACTACGTGGCTGCACCCAGTATCCAAATTCTAGGCACAGGATCCGGTGCTGTGGCCACCTGCACCGTGGGCGGCGGAGCAGTTGCGTCAGTGACCATTGTGAATGGCGGTTCGGGTTACTTGCCAATTCAATTCCAAGGGTCGATTGCAGCAACCGCAATATTCACAAACGGACGAATACAAAACGTTCAATATCGTTGATCTAGTGTAACTAATCTGTTATAATCAACAGATGCTAGACATCCTTGCTTATCTACCTGCAAAAAGAAAACCCAGTCCACAGGGCTGGCTAAGTTTCAATGCGGTATGTTGCACCCATAATGGCAACAGCGCAGACAAGCGTGGTCGCGGTGGTATCAAAGCAACTGAATCGGGTTGGAGTTACCATTGTTTCAATTGCTCATACACAGCCAGTTTTATTCTAGGCCGCACAGTCAGTTTCAAAGCCCGACGATTACTGGGATGGATGGGGGTACCAGAAAACGAGATTGAAATGCTCAATCTTGAAAGCCTACGCCATCGTAGCATACACGGCATACTAGAAGATCGCCAACGAGTATTCAATGCACTCAGTGCCATTGAGTTTGAAGAAGCAGATGATTTTCCTCCGTTCTCAGAAGTGGTCACATCTGAGCATCCACTATACTGGGATTACATACGCCGGCGCGGTGTTCCAGAAGACTTTCCCATAATGACTTCTATCAAAACTGATGGAGTTCATTGGACAAGGCCATTTGTGTTGGTACCGTTCACATATGATAACAAAGTGATAGGCTGGACTGCTAGATTCTTGGACGACAAACAGCCCCGGTACATCAATCACTCACAACCAGGCTATGTGTTTGGTACAGACTTGCAACATGCTGATTGGCAACATGTGCTAGTAATGGAAGGCATATTTGATGCACTCTCTATTGGCGGACTTGCAGTGATGCACAACACCATCAGCGATGCACAAGCAAGATTGATTCGCAGTATTGGACGTGAAGTAACTGTGGTGCCAGATCAAGACTCAGCCGGTGTGGAACTGATTGACCGTGCTGTGGAACTGGGTTGGGCAGTGAGCATACCTGAATGGCCGGCGGGTTGCAAAGATGTCAATGATGCTGTGATAAAACTGGGGCGATTAGGAGCCTTGCTAACTATTATGGCGGCAAGAGAAACTAGCCGAATCAAAATAGAAATAAGGAAGAAACAACTTGTTAAAAGAATACGGACTTGATGTCCAAAGACTATTTCTAGAAATGATGCTGGAAGACGCCACAAGTTATGTGCGTGTTCAAAACATCTACAACTCGCAGAACTTTGATCGAAGTCTAAGGCCAGCGGCTGAGTTCATCAAAGAACACTCAGACAAACACAAAACCATGCCCGACAGGGTGCAGATCTCTGCAACCACAGGCGTTAAACTTGCGCCTGTGCCAGACTTGAATGAAGGTCACTTTGACTGGTTCATGGGCGAGTTTGAAGCATTTACTCGACGTCAAGAACTTGAACGTGCTATTTTGAAGTCAGCAGACTTGCTGGAGAAAGGCGAATTTGAACCCGTTGAAAAACTCATCAAAGATGCAGTACAGATATCACTCACTAAAGACATGGGCACGGATTACTTTGCTGATCCTAAGGCTCGCATTGAGAAATACTTTAACTCGGGCGGGCAAGTAAGCACAGGATGGCCACAACTGGATAGATTGTTGTATGGTGGATTCAGTCGTGGTGAACTAAACATTTTTGCCGGAGGATCGGGTTCTGGTAAGTCACTTGTGATGATGAATATTGCATTGAACTGGTTGCAACAAGGCTTGAGTGGTGTCTACATCACACTTGAATTGAGTGAAGAACTCACAAGTTTGCGAACAGATGCTATGTTGACTAACATGAGCACCAAGGACATTAGACGTGACATAGACACAACTGAACTCAAGGTCAAGTTGGTGGCCAAGAAGTCAGGCAACTACCAAGTGAAAGGTTTGCCAGCACAGAGCAATATCAATGATATCCGTGCTTATTTGAAAGAGTATCAAATTCAAACAGGCAAGAAAGTTGACTTTGTGATGATTGACTATTTGGACTTGTTGATGCCTGTGAGCGCCAAAGTCAGCCCCAATGACTTGTTTGTTAAAGACAAGTATGTGAGTGAAGAACTGCGCAACTTGGCCAAAGAGTTGGCAGTGCTAATGGTCACTGCATCGCAATTGAATCGATCGGCTGTGGAGGAAATTGAATTTGATCACTCGCACATTTCGGGTGGTATTTCCAAGATCAACACTGCGGACAACGTGTTTGGTATCTTTACAAGTCGTGCTATGAAAGAGCGTGGCAAGTATCAGATCCAGTGTATGAAATCGCGTAGTTCAACAGGTGTTGGTCAAAAGATTGATTTGGAGTACAACATTGAAACCATGCGCATTACTGATGAAGGCGGAGACGAAGGAACTGGATACAACAAACCTCAAAGCTCAATCATGGACTCAATCAAGGCTCGGAGCCAGATCAAGGCTGCTGACACCGGAGGGGAAAGTGATTCATCTGCACCATGGGAACGAGCTACAGGAACTCCTGCCTGGGACAAACCATTAACAGAATCTGCCAAGGTGTCGGGAGAAGTTCAAAGTAACAAGCTCAAACAGTTATTAGGAAAGATTAAAACTAGATGAATCGAGTAATTTGCAATATGCCCTTAGAAAATACTATTTTGGTACAAAATTTTGAAAATTTTGAATTTCAAAAAGATGATATATTTTTAATTTGTGACACTATTGACTACAATCTACTAGATTTAGTGTTTAGTAAATCAATAGTTCCAAAATTTGTAGTTGGCACTAACGCAACTTCAATCGAGTATCGAAATAAAGTTTACACAACGACTGTTAATCTTCCTTCATTGCATTTACGCCATTGTGTATTTCTGTCAGACAAAGAAATTAAAACTAATCAATGTTTTAATTTTTTAATCAACAAGAAAAAAATTAACCGATATTTACTAATTAAGCTCGTGGAGTATTTTAAACTTACTAAGTTAAATTATACTTGGAGTGGCATAGGTAGGCAGTTTGATTTAACTGAAATAATTAACGAATGGAATAGTGTTGATCCTTTGCACACGCACTTCAATGATAATTTAAGGAACTGTGTTCTATCTCCAATTTTGTTAGATAAGTTTTTTTTACATTTTCAAAATATTGATTCAAACAACGATAGTAATGTTGTTAATTATGGTACAAACACTTGGACCTGGAATAATATTTTTAAAGAATCTATGACAGAAACTGCCGTGTCATTAATTTCTGAATCCGTGGGCTTTGAAAAATCTTCAGTTTTTACAGAAAAAACTGTATATTCAATATTGGCGTTGACATTTCCTATTTTCATTGGTGGTTATGGCCATGCCGAACAATTTAAAAAAATGGGATATGACAATTTTGATGATATAGTAGATCATAGTTATCAATATAAAGAAACGTTGTTTGAACGATGCTATTATGCATTTTTATACAACTATAAGTTACTTGAAGATTTAGATTATGTTTGTAAAATTCGTTCCAAAAATTTAGATAGATTAAAAAATAATAGAGAACTATGTGTAAACGGTCAATTTACAAAATTTGTCAATCAAGAAATTAATAGTTGGCCAGATGAGCTAAAAAATAGCATACTTCCTTATATGGAATTATTCTCATAAGAGAACTTACACTGCCGACTTATCCATATTTTATGCAAATCTTTAACTAGTTGTAAATTTAATCCTGAAAGATTAAATTTATCAAATATTTGTATAATGTGCGATAAAAATTCGTCAACGTTGAAGAAACTTGCCAACGGTATAAAATAATTATTTTCAGATTCTAAAAAATTCTTTTTATTTTGATAAAAACATAATATAGGACTATCAATAATTTTTTCTTTAATTATTTTTTCTTTGTCTGCAGATAAGAACACCGAATTATTTTGGTACTCTAAAACCTTAGGCAAACTTTTGAAACTACAATATTCTGGATGTTCGGGCAGGTAATATATTTTGCCTTGATCTTCCAAAAAATGTTTATTCCATACTGTAGAATGCATCCAATTTATTTCTGATTGAGATTCGACAATTATTGTTACTGTTGGTGAATTTCTACAAAATTCAGGAACACTAGGATTATTCATTATTAAATTGATATATTTTTTTTGCATATATGCATTTAATAAAAATTGATCGTTGATTGCTCGAGCGTGATCTAAAAACTCTCCAGCAGTGACCTTATTGCCTCGATTGTATGTTGAACTAAAAAGAGAGGTGTCATACGGAGCGATTGGTTCTTTTTGCATGTGTTCCACTGGATCAGTAGGAAAACTGCGACTAACATATGCTAAGTTAAGATCATAAAATAACTTGGAAGTTTTGTGATGTTCAATGATATGATTCCAATGATCTACATTAAAAGAAGTTTGAAGAATCGTGGATAAAAATTTACCTCCTGATCCGTGAGGATATCTAGTAATTAAAAATTTCATTGGCGAAATTGTCAAAGGTAATAAATTGATTAGAAAAAGCAAATAAAATTAAACGTTCACCGCTTTGATAACAACAAAGTTCAACACAATGGCTTCGCCTAAGGAGCCTGAACTCATGTTGCCTATTGAGATTCTACAACTGCCGGCTGCAACTGCATCGCACTGAACATTGTATGCACCAGCGGTTGCTCCAGAACCGATACAAATCATTACAACATCCGTAGCAGCAATCACACTGTTGGTCAATGTAAAACTGACTTCTGCGGCAGCAGTCAAGCTGGCGTTATTCATGGTAATTTGACCGCAACGCTTGTTGAGTGTGACACCAGTTGATTTATCAGTGGCCTGGGTCACAGTGCCACCTGTGCCTGTACCATAGCCCACTGCTGATTCGGTGCTACCCAACAGTGGTCGATTTAGATCATACACAGTAATGATATTACCACCGTCTACAGTTGAAAATTCAAATTGATATGTTCCTGTTGCTGCAAAAGTGATCACATTTGATGCATACCCTTGAAGGCCTGTGGTGCCCAAACTCACTGCCACAGGCAAAGTCAGAGTGTGTGCGGTGCTGGTTACATTGATAGCAATTTGGATGATGCCTTGGCTTCCACTGGCAGGAAAGTTACTGAAATTCAAACTGACAGATCCAGTGGTTGAAATATATTGATATTGCCCGGCGCTGTAATCAATGGCTATAGATCCAGCAGTTGCAGCATTTTGCAAAAAAGTATAACTGACATCATTTAATTTAACGGCATATATTAAGTTATCTGCCATGTTGTTGTTCAGAGTAGTGCCGCTCAATGCTGCCTTGAAAACTCCGTTGTTTTGCAAGTCCGTAATTTCAGTTTCAGCATAGCTAAAATTGGTTTTGATGTTGGTAAAGTTGTCCCGGAACCCCTGTGTGTTGTTGGGCTGTCCAGCCACCGGATAGGTGCCGTCTACGTTGTTTGGGTTGATTTGACTTGTCATAGGTATTCCTGTATAGTAGATATTTATTTGAACTTGATATACACTAAATAATCCAAAGGCCCAGATCGAATGCAGAAAAAGACCCGTAGTTTACTAGAAGAACTAGACTCGTTGTACGTAGAGCGTGATCGCCGCCTGATAATTGAAACACGGGCCGACAGCATTATTGCCAGCGCCATACGACTGATAGAACAAATCGAAGCAGAGTTTGGCACCGAACAAGCGGACAATCTCACACGTAAATTGCTCAATGCAATACGTACCAAAGATGCTGGCAAGTTCTCGCGATCAGTTAGGAGAACACATGCAGATTAATGAAATAACTCGACGCAAATTAAACGAAGTGGGATTTGCTGCAGGACTTGCCACTGGCTTGCAAGGGGCTCTGAGCAAGGTGGGTGTTCAAGGCCCTGCCCTTGAGCCCAGTAAGGCTACAGGTCCTACAATGAATCGCGCTCAAGCCCTGGCACAGGCGCAAAAACAAGTGCAGACCTTGATTCCGGTCATGCAGAAAAACTGGGCCAAAGCAGTACAAGATGCCTTGGCACAGAGTACGGATCCTGCTACCAGTGCACCTGCTACCGGTGTGGATAAAATGACCACAGGCGATCAAAACTCGTTGAAAGCAAAACTTGTTTCGCTTGTGAATTCTGCAATCTATCCTCAATACCAACAACAATACAAAAACTTGCCCGCCCAAGTGGGCGAAGACCCCACAACCAAAGCACAGGCCATGCAGGTGGTTCAAGATATCGACAGTGCTGTTGATAGTATATTTCAAGGGACCATGGACAAATCAGCAAACGTTCAACAAGCCTGGCAAAGTTTAGGACGTGATGGTATTGCTCCTGCACAGGCTATTGTAATTCGTGATCGTGGTCAGGGCACAGGTGGTAC